GCCGCTGCCTTGAGGGTGCCAGGGGCGGCCTGCTTCACCAACTGCTGCCCGAGACCCACGGTGCCAAGCGCGTTGGCACCAGTTTCAGCCGCAGCCTGCGTGACCCGTTCGGCGGTGGTCCGTGGTTTGCTGACCCCGAGCTTGTCCATGAGGAGGTTGAGGGCCCCTGACGGCGAGATCTGGTGGTACTTCGGGTCCACCCCCAGGTGGTCGAGGATGCTGTTGAGCCCGTCAGTGAGTGGGTCCCCGATCAACTTGAACCCAGCTACCACGGCAGGGCCCTCAGGGCCGACGGCGAGCGACGCAGCGTAGGGGCCAGCCCCACGGGTAGCGGCACCAGCCAGACCAGCCGCCGTGGTCTCAGGCGGTGCTGGGTTGGTAACTGAGTCAGGCAACGGTCCACCCACGACGTGCGACGGCACCATCTGAGGAGGTTGTGGCGGGGGCGTCTGGGCGTGCGACACCATCATGCCGTCCTGCATGGGTTGGGCCGACGCGGTAGGCTGGCCACTAGCTCGAGCCGCAGCGACCCGGTCCTTGAGCTCCTGCGAGTTGGGGTCCACGTGGTCCGGGATGTTCCGGATGGTGATCCCGTCCTTGGTGGTCAGGTCGTAGGGCATCTCAGTAGTCCACGGTGACGGTGCGTGGCTTTGCGGTGGGCGAGGCTCCAGGCAGGGTGTACTCAGGGGTCCCAGTGACCCCGTTCGTGGCTTCGTATCGATCTAGCCACTTCTTCGCTCCTGGGATGTCCTTGCCCGTCCACTTCTGAATAGACTTAAGTGCCTCGTAGGCGTCGGGGGTCAGCTGAGGTGGAGGTGGCTGGGCATTGGCCGAGAGTCCACGGAAGGCCTTGGTGTATTGTGCCTCGTTCTGGTTCAGCTTGGTGATGAGCATGCTGCTAAAGGCCTTGAGGTTCGCCTTACGCTCAGGCATCGGGCGGGACGGATCAATACGCTCCTTCCAACCCTCACGCTCGGCCATGGATCCCTGACCAGGCACGTAGGCTTTCGACATCTCAGGACCAATGCCTTCCACGAGGTCACGGACCTCTTGGACGATGGGGTTACCACCAGGTCCCTGCTCCGTCAACCACTGCCCAGCCTTGTTGAGGCCCTTGACCCCAGAGTCAGGCAGCTTCTGGAAGGCGTCCTTGAGGTGGCCGAGATGCCCAATGACGGTCATGATGGAGTTATTGGACTGTCCGATCTTGCCAGTGTCCATTTCCTTCTGGGCGTTCTGGCGTAAAGCGAAGGTCGCTTCGTTCAGGGTAGGGTCCTCAGCCCTGGCGGCGTTGATGGCAGCTCCTAGGATCGGGTCCTTGAGCTCCGACCGAGTGGGCCACTTGCCACGACCCTGCAAGAGGGCGATCTTGGCATTCTGGATGGCGGTTTCTTTGTCCACGCCCGCAGGCAGGCTACCGATCTGCACGAGAGGCTGCTTAGGGGCCGGAAGAGCCCCTTCCAGCTTCACCGGCTGGCCATTGGCGTCCTGCGCGAAGACCGCAGGCTTCCCGGTCTTAGGGTCGATTCCCTCATGCCAACCCTTCGGGCCCGGGGTAGGTTTTTCAGCATTGAGTTTGTCAGTCTCGGCCTCAGTCTTGGCGATGTCGGTCGGGGCCTTCTCGATCTTCACAAAATTCTCAGCATACTTTTCAGGACCAAGCACTGACGCCAGCAGGATCCCAGCTGAGGTGTTGAAGGCACTAGCACCTCCGGACTGAATGACCTTGATCATGTTCTCAGTGGCCACCGCGTCCTGTGGCTTCCCAGAGTTCTTCTGGGCGTCAGCCTGGGTCTGGAGCTGCTTGATGGCCGCATCGGTGTCACCGGCGTTCAAGGCTGCGTGGACCGGAAGCAACTGCGCCAACCGTGCCTGCTGCTGCTGGGTGGTGAGTTGATCTTGGCTGACCTTGAAGTCCTTGGCCAGGGAGGGGTACTTGATGGATAGTTTGAGAAGGGTGGCTGGGTCGGGGTTCTCAGCGGCCTGACCGAGCTCGAGCTGCATGGCAGCTTGCTGCTGGCGCTGAAGCGCCTCAATCTTGCTCTTGAGGACATCGTCGGAAATAGCCATGCCCTCCTTGACGCCGCCGAAGACGGTGCTGGACATGTCACCCTGCGGCGTCGGTTGCACAGCATAGTTGTGCGGCGTTTCGTTCCCACCGAAAATCCCGTAATTAGGCATCAGAACCACCCATTTGCTTTGCCATAGCCGCCGTAGGCCTTGGACAGTCCACCGAAGGCGCTATTCGTGAAATTCGCGTTTGCTTGGCCAATTGCAAGAATGCCTCCCGCCTGCGCGGTACCTTGGTTCCCGAGCAGGTTCGCTACGTTGGTGCCGGTCTGCATCCCGGCTGCCGCTTGGCCCGCGGCTGAGGCCTGCCCAATCTGCACCTGCGACCCAAGCTTGGCGTACTGATCATTGATGAGCTGGGTCAGGAGCTGCGGCCGGAACTGAGCGAGGGCCCCCTGGGTATTACCACCCCGGAGCCCGCCAGTCGCCGAGGCGTTCTGCAAAATGGCATTTTCACCCTGCTGGGTCATCGAGGCCATCTGCGGCGAGTTCTGAAGATTCGCGATGGCCTTCTGCTGGGCCTCGGGGCCGTTAAGCCCATTGAGATCATTTTGTGCTGATAGGGCGTTAGCACCAGAATCCACGTAGGGCTTTAAGAGCTCCTTGACTGCGTCGAACTGCCGTCCCTGCTCGTCGATACCAGCTTGCGCCGCGCCAACCTGCGCGTTAGCAGCCCCCTTCGCCGCCTGTTTGGCCTGGTTTGAGGCGATGGCCCCACCCACCACCGTGATCGCCGCGGCCCCTACGAACCCCCAGGTCATAACAACTCCTTTTTGGGCTCACATCCCAGCACATTTGGTGTTACCACACGGCTCTCAATAAGGGCCAGATCCTGGGTGTTATCAAGATTCAGGTGAGCTGAGAAGAACACCACGTGGGTTGATGCGTAGAGGAGAGGTTTTACGCCTCCCCTGACGACGGTCATGCACGGTCCTGTGATGGTCCTGAAGCCATCCTCGGTGAGGAAGGACACGGTTCCTGAGGCTACGATGAGCCCGTCGTCCTGGGCATGTATTTTCCCAGTCAAGAAGGTCTCGGCCTCCATCTCGAACTTACGAAAGTAGAGGTTCGGCACAAACATGTGCTCGGCCGGGATTAGGTCGATGGGTCCGAGCTGTGCCATGAGGCTCTCGGCCTGGTAGATGGCCCTCCGGACCTTATCGGGGTCGTGCTCCGTAGCACCAAACCCTGACTCCTCGACCCGATGGGTGATCATGCCGCCTCCACTGCGTGGGTGAGCGGCCGGCTGCTCGAAGGTCTCGGCCGTATCCATTATAGCCCCTATTCGACCTGGGCGTAAGCCCCGTTGACAGTAATTGCTGAATTTGCGTCCGACTTGACCTGTAAGGTGCCCCCTGTCTGCAAGGTCTGGCCCTGGGCCTCAAAGCAGTCATAGGTATCACCAGCCGCCACGGTCCGACCGCTGATAAGGGTGTTCGCCGCGGTAGGACTACCAGCAGCTGGCACCAGGTTGACGGTCACCGTCTGGGCGACCCCAGTAGTGTTGGTAAAGGTCAGCTTTTTGATCACCGCCGCGCTGTTCGTCGGTACCGTGAGGTAGGCCACCGACGCGGTAGTGAGCTGGGCCGAGGTGATGGTTTTTGTGGTGACAACTGACATGAAGGCTCCCTATGGGTTAGGTATTAACCGATCTTCCAGCTTGCACCGTCATGATAGACGGGGTAGGTGGCCGCGCCGGCGCCGTTGGCGGCTGAACCGAAAGCAGCTCCAGCGGAGTTGTTATTGATGAACGCCCGCATGCCCGCAGAACCAGCGGGCAGGGATGCAAACGCGACAGGTGTCTGGGATACGGGGTAGATACCGAATGAAGCCGCACCCGTGGCCCCATTGATCGAAAAGAAGACAAAGCTCCCGGTCTGGTCAACAATGTAAAGGTTCCCGGTCCCGGCCCAGAAGTAGGTGTTGGTCCCAATGTTGGATATGGCTTTGTAGCCGTTGGTCTGAAACCCTGCCGTGCTGTTAACACCGTTGATGGTCAGTGCCCCAATGCCAGTGTCACCAGCCTTGCTGATCGGCGTGAAGGTGAGGGCCCCAGTCACGTCACCGCTGGTCAAGGTCACGGCCCCAAAGCGCGTGTTGAACGAATCTACCTTGGACCCTGACAGGAACTTCTGGCCCTTGACCCAAGCCTTCGTGTTTCCTGGGTACTCGGTTTCCAACGCTTCCAACCGTGTTAGGACATTGTTGAGTTCATTCTTAGACCAGGCCTTGTCGGTTCCTGGGTAGGCTGTCGCGATGGCCTCAAGTTGGGCGGTGATCTTGTTAAGCACGGCGACGATTGTCGAGGTCGAAGCCTGCGGCAAGTCGTCGTAGGTGTTTCCACCACCGGTGACCGTGGACTCATCTACCGTAGAAAACAAATTCTCGAACTGCTTGATTGACTCGAAGTCCTCTAGGAAGGTCCCCAGTTGGCGCCTTGTGAGTTTCAACCGTGCTTGCGCCACCTTACACCGCCAGAGGTTCGAGCTGAACCTCAAGACGAATGAACGACAACCGCGCTGAGCTGTCCCCACGGAACCGCTGGACCCGCCAGTTCTGGGTCAAGCCCTGCTTACGCCACACCAGACGCGCATTCCGATCTCCACGGCTACTGACCCCGATGTACCGCTCTTGACTCCAGGTCTCACCATCGAGGGTGTAGGATGTGCTTACTTTGGGCTTGTCACCCAAGATCATTCGTCCAGGCAGACATACCAACTCAAGTTCTGTGAAGATGACCCCGTTGCCGTTGTTGTAGACAATGATTGTTCCAAACTCCCAGTAGACCTTCTGGCCCCAGTGTGAACCTACGTTTTGGGTCATATAACCCACCGCGGTCGACTGAGGGTCGGAAACTAACCATTGGTTATAGCACCATACAAAATTACGCGCCCGGTACTGGCTGAACCCAGATACCGCGGTCACATGCACGAACCAGATGGGGCCCCCGGCCGCCTCACCGGCAACACCATCGAAGATCAGGGTGCGGTCAGGCAGATGGACCAGCAGGTAGTGATTGTTTCGATCGATACGAGCCTCAAGCACGACCTTTGAGAGTTGGTCCTCAGTAAACGTCGCCAGAATGGTGTCGACCTCCTGGGTGCTGATCTTGGTGGCCGTAGCATTGACCCCAACATAAATCCCCGGCGGTTCATTTCGGCCGCCACCCACAAACGCGATGGCATCTAGGTAGACGCAGCAGGCGTGCGTGCCCACACAGCCCTTGGTGATCTGGGCGCCTGGGACAACTTGGAACGGGAACAGTGACCCGCCCACGTTGTCAAAGACCTCGATGGTGTAGCGGTTGACCGCGTAGACCTCGTTGCGGAGCTTTTTCAATGCCATGATGGGGTCAGGATCCGCCTCAGAGGACCCGTACTTCAGTGGGTTCACACTGAAGGGGTCCGTGAGCTCAGTGACGATAATGCTCGTGCCGTCCGTGGTCATGAAGTAACCACCGATGAAGATGACGTCTTTCACCACGCCTAGGTCCGGGTCGGTCACCTGTGACAAGGTAGCCCCGTCCCAGTAATAGAGCTTGCCACCTGCTGCGATCGCAAGACGGTCAAAGCTGTAGGTCATCGAAACTTGCTCAACCCCTGAGAGGTCACCGAACCCCAGCACCTGGGTGTTTCCCGAAGGTCCTACCCCAACCAACTTGGTGCCCATGACCCGGTGGCAGCGGCCGTTCCAGTTGATCCCACCACGCCCGACCCCCGGTCCAGTTCCGTTCTGGACGATGCCATCAGCCGGGCGCAGGTAGCCCTGGCTGATGCCGTTGTCCTTAGGAACTGGGACCAGGTTGATGGGGTATGACGACCGAAGCTCTGAGTGCTCATCGGTGTAGATCCCACTAAGGATGGGGATTTGGCTCATTGGACTACCCAATACGCCAGTTGGTACCGTCAGAGAAGACCGGTACAATGTTGGCGCCACCAGGCGCCACGATCGCACCAATGCCCGCTGTGAGGGTCGCGTTGGCGTCGGTCACCGTGGCCCTGGCCCCCGCACCAGCCGTGGCGGCCAGTGGAAGCGCGGCCACCGCGCACCCCGTGATCTTGACGAAACTAGATGCCGTGACCGAGGTGGCAGAAGCTACTCCTAAGATCGGGGTGACGAGGGTCGGCGAAATTGCGAATACATTAGCACCAGTGCCAGTCTCGTCTGTCAGAAGTGCCAGGAGGTTGGCGCTGCTCGGGGTCGTCAAGAACGCTGACCACGCTGCCACGTTGCTAGCCAGCACCGGGACCCCATTGGCCTTAAGGACCCCAGCACCCTTCGGAATTAGGTTGATGGAGATGTCTGTGTCGTTGCCAGTGGCACTCAGGCTAGGGGCACCACCTGCTGCAGCGTTCGTGGCCGTGAGTTCATTCACGGCTGACACAGTTGAAACCACCTTAAGCAGCTCGTTGCCGTTGGAGTCGTTGATGCTGCCAGTGAGCACCACCGTGGCGAACGCTGGGTTAGGACCGACAGTCTGACTCACGCAGTACCAGCACTTCTGGAGCGCGTTAAACCGCATCACGAAGAAGCCACCGGCGCCTAATGAGGTCGGAGCACCGACCAAGGTTGATCCGTTCCCAGCCAGCGTGAAAGTGGTGATCGTTTGGCTGGTGCAGACCGCAACCTGCTGACCATCAAAGCAACTTGCAGGTGGGGGCAGCGTGACCGTACCGGCCGCAAAGGTTCCGGTTGGGTTGAGGATCTCCCAAACGTTGGTAGCGTACCCAGACATCAGCAGGTTGAACCCACTCACGGTAGGCGCTGTGATGACCGTCGTGTAAACTGGATCCGCGAAGGTGGCTTGGATGAAGTCCATGAGCACTGACATAGATGCCTTGCGGCTGTCACCGTTGGCGGCGGACCACACCACCAGCTGATCGGCCGCAGACAGGCTCTGAACCTGTGAGAGCTGGTTAATAGTGGTCATAGATCCATCCTATTCAAAGGTGATGGCGCTGTCAGAACCAGCGTCGAGGTCGTCAGTAGGCTTAGGCAGAAACGTTCCACTCGTTCGGCGTGGCTTGTTGCCCGCCCCTGATGGGGTCGTCCGGGGGAACTGCATCTCGGGCGGGAAGCAGGCCCGTGCCAGCAAGGTGTTATAGCCAGCTTTGGCGGTCGTCTTGGTCTCGATAGCGACCGTCTTGCCCAGCTGCGGGGCGATGCGGATGCCGAGGTTCGTGATGATCGTCTCGTAGGCACTGTCGGGGACGTTGGTGGGTTCATCCAGGTCCCCATCCTTGGGGTTACCAGGGATGGGGTAGGACAGGCGTATCCCCTTGGCGTTCCACTCGGCCATCATGGCGTCCAAGCGCCTCATCGCGGATTCGAGGTCCTCCGGTTGGAGGTCAAAGTTGTAGCTGGCGATCCCCAGCTCCTCGTAGGCCCCTTCCACGAAGTTGCGCTTGGTGTAACCCATGTCAGGCCTCCAGGTTCTCTTGAATCAGGGCGGCTAAGCGAGCGTCACTCAGGTTCGGGTGGTACTTAAGTCCGAGCTCGGCAGCCTTGGCCTCAAGCTCTGCCCGTGTGGGTAGCGACTCATCGTCAGGTACGTCGTGGTCGGCGTAGTCGGGGAGGGTCGCCTCGGCCTTGGGGGCTTCAGCAGGGACCTCACCGACGGTGTCATACCAGTCGGTCTTCAGGGCCTTGGCATGCTCCTCCAAGGACCCGACCAGCTTGGTCTGCTTGCCAGGTCCGTGGACCCAGCGTGGGAAGTCATTCTCGGTCAGCACTTCTTGCCGCCCTTCATCCCACCCTTCTTAGGGGTAGCCTTCGGGCTCTTCTTGGGGGCCTTGCTCTTCTTGGCCATGAATGTCTCCTTGTGGATCGATCAGTTAGAAGGCGGGGAGGGCCCGAGGACCCTCCCCAGGTGTTCATGACTAGCTGACGCGGTAGGTGATAAAGGTATTCGCGGCGGTTTTGGTGGTCCGGAAGTGGCCGGAGGTCAGGGTGGCCACCGCGCCAGAGCCGACGATGGTATGACCAGCAGATGCGGTCACGGTGAAGCTGTTCGCGCCCGTGGCAATGGCGTACCAGTCAAAGGCATCACCAACGGCCAGATCGAAAGCGGCATCAGAAACAGTGCCGGTGTCGAGGGTGGCCACGACGGCTGCGGCCGTCGTGGAGGTAACGATCCCACCGCCGATGAGGGCGGAGGTCAGTGCGCCCGTGGCGTTCAGGGTGCCGGGCGTAGGTTGGTTCTTGACCTGCAGGAAGTCCTTGGCTTTGGGGGCGACGCCCTTAGCCCAATAGACGAGGCCCGCACCAGCTTCCACGATGATCGTGGCGCCGTTGGCGTAGGGGCCAAAGACCGTCTGGCCTGCGATGACGGTGCCAAGAAGGGCAGCGCCGGTGGGGAAGTTCGGGCTGTTGGGGGTGAGGTTCTTCTGGTAGACCTTGGCGTCCTGAGCCGTGGAGACGGCCAGGGAGCCAGCAGCGGCGACGACGATCTCGACGCTGCCGTTGGGGTAAACGATTCCGGACATGGGTGATCCTTTCGTTGAAGTTCAGGAGGAAGTTTCGGTGGCGGGTTCCAAACTGACTAGGTCTGAGAGAAGAGCATGATGCCGCTCATCTCAGGCTGCTTATTGACCACGCCGAACATGGTGTCCAAGCGGTACTTGGTCTTCATCGTGTTGATGTCGTACTGCTTCTGCAGCACCAGTTCGATGCCCTGGTCGGTGCTGGCCTTCATGACAGCGGCGCCGGCGTCGGTGGGCACGGCGTACCGGCCGGGCAGAATCTCGAGAGCATCCTTCTGCCAGAACACGTTGACAGGGGCCGCCACGGTGTTCAACCAGACGAGGGCACTGTTCGAGGCCTTGGTGTTGATGACGCAGTTCTGGTAAGACAACTCCTGGTCAGTCAGGCCCTGGCCCGTGATCATGGGCGGGGTGATGACCAGCGTGGTGCTGGAGGGCACACTGATGACACGGAAGGTCTTGAGCTGACCCGTGTCGCCCTTGGTGATGTGGTGGACAGCGTTGAGGGTGGCAACCGTGAAGGCGTCACCAGCCACGACGTTCGTGGTGCTGCTGACCGTGATGGTCTGGAAGCGGTTGTCAACGTTGGCCGTCTCACCCGTGGCCGCCACGGAGACGCTCTTCGGGGTGTAGTAGTTGGCTGCGGCGTCCAGGGTGGACATCGTGATGCCACCACCACCAGCGGCCGCCTGGAGGCGGTTCGCGTAATCCAGCTTGTAGGTCTCGAAGCTGGCGACCATGCCGACGTAGGCCCGCTCATAGGCCTTCACCGACTTGGGACCATCGAAGCTGCGGCTGGCCTTGGACAGGTCAGACGCCACGCCGTTGTAGTCACGGGTGCCAAGAGCGAGGTACCGGTCGAACTGCTGGACACCCTGCTCGTTCATGATTGCTTCGCACTGGGCCACATCGTCAAAGCCACCGGCAGCCGTGGTGCGCTTAACGACCAGGCTACCCTGGGCAGCGGCCACGTTCATCAGGGCCACGTTGATGTCCGAGGCGAGCTTCTGCTTGGCGGCGTCGCCGAGACGGCCTTCCTTCAGGCTGTCGCGGAGTTCGGTGGCCGACAGGATCCAGGGGCTGGACCGATTGAAGCCGATGGTAGCAGGCACGGCCAGCTGCATGCTGTCGTTGAAGTTCGTGGTCTGGTCAGTGCCACTGAAGGACTGAGCCACGAAGGGCTGCGGGCGCCAGATGATGTTGGCGGACCGTTCCATCTCGCTGGAGTCAGTGTTATAGATGCTGACGTTGCGGCTGAGAACGAGAGCGTCCTGGAAGCCCTCGAGCATCTGCTCAAAGGCGACCCGCTCTTCCTTGGAAAATGCATTGGACATGTTGGTTCCTTATCGGGTGATTTTGGCGTCGCGGAGCTTCTGCTTGTACTGGTGGACCTTAGTAAAGTCCCCAGTCTTAGCAGCCTCTTCACGAAGCCGGTCAAGGGTTGAGTCCACAGCGCCAGAAACGCCACGCGCAGCGGCGATGCGTTCCTCAGGCGGTGGGGCGGACGACTTCTTACTGACTTTCAACTGGGCCTCCAACTTGGCGACGGCGAACGTGAACTTGACGGCATCCTTAATGGCTGCCAGCTCCTGGGCCTTTTCAGGGTTCTTGCCGAGGGCATAGACCACGAGGGCTGGGTTCTCGGCCCCCTGGACGATGATGCCCTGCTGGGTGACGCTGAAGATGGTCTTCGCCTCGGCCTCGGCCTCGTCGAAGTCCTTAAGCCGTAGGTCCTGCTTAGCCTTCTGGTAGCCGTCAAGCTTGGCCTGCCACTCAGCCGTGGCCTTGGCCTCGGCATCCTGGAGCCCCTTGACGTGCTCGTCGTGCTGGCGCTTCTTGTCGTGCCACTCGTCGAGGGCCTTTGCAAACTCCTCCTCGTCGTAGTCGCAGCTGGCAAGGGTTGGTTTCACGGCCAGCTCGACTGGTTTGGGCTCAGCGGTGGTGGCCTTCAACTTCTCTTCTAGCTCTTTGATCCTGCGAGTGTCCTCGCGATTTTTCTTGCGGAGCTCACGGACCCACTCAGGTGCCTTCTTCTCCTCTTCCTCGGTGTCGACTGGCGTTGAGTCACCGATTGTAACTACCAGCTCACCGTCCTCAGTACCTTCATCAGCAGCTCCACCTTCGGGACTCTCGTCGGTGGCCGTGCCCTCAAGGACCTTGTCGTCGGCTTGGTCTTGCTTCAACTCGGTTGTCATTGGTTCATTCCTGGCTGCTCAGGGGAGGCAGCGGCCCCCTGGTCCCCGCTTGGTGCTGGTTCTTGCTGGTTTATGTTTGAGACGGCCTCACCGAGCTGGCGAGCCACGTCGAGCGCGTGGTTCTGAGCATCGATCGACAGGGCCGACATGACCTTTTCCGTATCAGCCTTCACCTTCTCGGTGTCAGCGACGATCTTGATGGTGTCGGCCTTGGCCCGGACCGCCTTGGCCTCCTCGTTGGCTGCCATGCTCTGCATAAGCTGGGCCTGAGGGTCAGGCTGCTGCTGGGCCTCCAGGGCGTCCATCGCCTTCTGCTCATCATCGGTGGGTTTGACGACCCCCATCTTCACGAGCTTCATGCGGAAGTAATCACGGACGTCACTGATCCCTTCACCCTCCATGTTCATCATGATCATGGCCTGCAGGACCTGCTGGGTCTCAGGGTCCTGGGTGATAGCCATCACGTTCGTCAGGTTCCGGATAATGGCTTCCCGCTTGCTCATCGAGGAAGGACCAACCTCAACCGCCACGTCCATCGAGGCGTCGGACATGTCGTTGACGACCTTGACCAGGCCAGTCTCTGGGTCCAGGATCGGCTTGGCCATCTCCACGGACCCGGCCTCCCCGCGGTCCCCGATGGTCTTCATCTTCCGGCCCTCTTCGCCGCCGGGGTAGATGTCCTTGGCCATGCTAAGCCAGATCTCGCCCGACCGGCGGACCGCCTTGGCCATGTTGCTGATGTAGATGAAAGCCTGCATGTCCAGGCGGGTCTGCACCAGCTCGATGGCTTTGCCGCTGATGTTCGAGATCATCTTATCAGCTCCCTGGGGGTTCCCAAGGATCTCCTGCATGTCCTGCTCAGTAAGCTGCAGCAGGGCCGACATGGCGGGTGGGATCTCCGGCGGCTTGGTGTACGCCAGCGGGCCAGACGGCAGCTCGTTCCCGTTGGGGTCCGTGATGGGGTTCAGCAGCAGATAGGGGTAGTTCTTCAGGTTGTCGTCCTGCCACATCAGCTGGTGACCGCTGATCTGCTGTGGCGTCAGGATCGGCTTGGAGACGCTGGACAGGGCCGAGATCTCACCCAACTTGGACAGCTGCATGTTCTTCAGCCGCTGCGGGTCCTTGGCCAACCGGACATGGCCCATGCACCTTTCGATGCCGTCCACGAACCAGCGCTTGCCGAACATGGGAACCACCGGGATGCACTTCCCCGCAATGCGTCCGCAGTCCTCGAGGACCTTACCGCCACTCATCAGGTACTTGTGGATCTTCCGAGTCTTGAGCTTCTTGGACGCTGTGACCTTCCACCCGGTAGCCAGGAGCTGCTTGGCAATGTCCTCGTCACCGTCGAGCTCACTCTGCAGGTAGACCTCGTCCTCACCCGTCAAGCTGGTGAAGGTGACCGCCATGTCCTTGGCCTCCTCGACCTTGTAGTACTCAGCGAGGTAGACCACATTGGGGGTGGCCCAATCAAACTGCCCCCCGGTCAGGTTGACCTTGGGCCACCCCGCGGGGTCATCGTTGTAGGCCTCCTTGTAGGCGGGCACCGTCATGGATGACAGCACAAAGCAGTGCTTCGCGTCAGCCTTGTCCTGCCTTTTGGCGTCCAGGTCGAAGAACACGCAGGAGTCAGCGTCGTAGATGGGCTCGAATCGGATCCGCTGACGTTCGTCCTCAGGGTCCTCCTCGTTCTCGTAGGTGGCCCTGAGCCGCCAGGCCCCGATGCCGCCGCCCACACCCTCCTCGAAGGCGTTGTCGTAGGCCTCCTCGGCGGCGCTGTCCTGCTCGTCCGAGCGGTAAAGGCCCGCAGCCACGTCGGCGAGCCCAGCATCCTCAGCCCCGTCCTTCGGCACAAACACCACATCGATCCGGTTGTTGCGATACTCGTTGAAGATCCGGATCACGGCCAGATGGACCTTGTTGACCTCGAACTTCGGCTTGTTCTCGAACTGCTCCCCTAGGCTCCCCTCCCACTGCGCCCCGGCGATGGAATAGAATCGGCGATCCTCCAGGCACTGCTGACGCTCCTCACGGACCGTGGCCTGGATCTCGTTGAATTGGCGGAGGGCCGTCTCATGGACTGCCTGCAGGCGGGACTCATTGGTCGGTCGTGCCATACGATCGGACCTCCGGGTAGATTATAGTGCCTACCGCCACCGATGGGCCGTGGGTAAAGGCACAAAAGATTCTTTTTTGGGCTTCGGCAGCACAATACCCCCAAAAAGCTCAGCCAGGACCCAGATCCATGCATCTGCCCGGTTGGGGGACCGATCACCAAGGTACCCGGAGGTCGAGAAAGCAGCCAGCTCGTCCTCGAGGGCGTTGTAGTCACCGACGTGCCGGACCCGCCCCTGCTCGTAGAGGGCGCTGAACGGCTCCGCCCGGATCGCCTTGCCCCGTGCCGCATTGACCGACTTGTATGGGGTCCCTGGCCGGGCCGTCATGATGACCTGCTTCACCATGGCACCCCCGTAGTTCTGCTCCCCCACGATGAGGTTCGCTTGATGGCGGTCGAAGGCGTTGACAGCCACACGGCCCCAGACCCCAGGACCTGCCTTTACGGTGCAGTCCTCAAGCAGGTACGCATTGCCGTCGAGCCCAAGGCCACCCACACAGATGCCGATGGCGTCGTTGTCGGGCGAATCCCCATCAGCCCCGCTGGGGTCCACCCCCACCACGACCCGGATGAAGTCAGGCAGTTGGTCAGGCTGGGTCCGCCACTTGTCAAAGTCCTCGTCGTGGAACAGGGCGTTGGGGGTGGCGTCCGCGAACTCCCCCTTGAGGAACCGTTTCTGGTGGCGGGCCGAGAGGCTCATCAGCGTCTCAAGGTAATCCTTGCTGATATTCTCGGTGTTGTCACCTGGGTTGATCTGGAAGAAGGCGTAGTCGTCGGGGTTCTTGACCGGCAACTTGGTCTCGTGATCACGCTTCTCCACGAAGAGGTTGTAGGACCAATGGGCCTTCGATGAAGGGTTGCAGTCGTAGTACATCCGGGTCCTCATCCTGGTGGGCTCGCGGCCCTGGATGATTTGATCCACCTGCTGGGCGAGACGGGTGACGGCGAGGTCACGACTGGACTTGGTGATCTGGCTGGCTTCATTGAGGTAGATGGTCACGAACTCCATGCCTAGGATCTTCTCGGTCCGTTCCTTGTCGTCGAGACCACCGAACCAGATCTGGCTGCCGTTCTCGAACTCCGCAAACCAGTCGGACTTGTCCACCCGGTGCTTGACCCCGGGGAAGCAGAGCCGCATGACCTTGGGAAACGTGTCCATGATGACCGATGCCTTGACAGCGTTGAAGCGAAATCGGAGGATGGCGTGGCGGCTGGCAGGGGCCTTGAGGGCCCGCATGACGACGTTCCGCACGAACAGGAACGTCTTGCCCGACCGGGACCCACCGAACAGCATGACGTGGGTGGCGTTACCGGCCACGACCGCCTGGGCCTCAAGCTGCTTGGCGGTGAACCTAAACCCCTTCTCCTTGGCCACGATGGGGCGGAGCGGGTCGGGCGGT